CCTGTGTACTGCGAAATCTGAATCACAGGTAAATTTAATTTAATAGCCCATCTACCTAGTTGATTACCTAGGGTCTTCTCCGCTTTCGAGGTGGACTGTCTTATTGTTTCTGAGTAAGCCATATTATCTTTCGTTGTAAGGGGGGTGGGGAGACAGTCTTTTTAGTCTGAAATCTCTAAGAGCCATAGAGCTGAATAGTGTCAACCTCCCCGTAAACTTTTACTCGTCGTCAGTATCCCACTCATCAACAACAGAAGCTAAGTCACCAGTCTTTTTCTTCGGAACAGCAGAAGGTTTAACTGTAGGCTTACGCTTCTCAGGCTCGTCAAAGGACTCCTCTTCTTCTTTAGGTGCAGCTAATGCTGGGGCTGCTTTTTTCGTACCTGCACTTTGGGAGACAGACATTGTAACCGCCTGTTTAGCTTCCTTAGACTCGCTCTTTTCCTTGACGATCTCATACTCGTCCTCAGACAACCAACGCATAGGCTGGAAGAACAACTTAGGTACTGCGGCTTTAGTATCGAAACGCAACCGAGTAACAACAGTCTCAGGGCTAATGCTCTGCGCGGCTAAGAATCTTGCATACGCTTGTAATGGGCGCTTGTCGCCTTCTTCTTTACCGAAGATTGATGTGGCCGATAGGGTCAACTGCATAATGTCCCCAGCGATATCGTCAGCTACTACAACTGCTAGACGCTGACTGAAACGGCATGCGCGTGAATCACCTTGGCCTGAGCCTTTAACGTTCTGTGGGCATGACGCACAGTTGCTAGCTTGTGCTTCTTTAGCGGATGCATCAGGCTTTTCACCGTCGGCAGACCAGCAATCGGGGGCCTTGGATGCTCCTTCTTCGTAGCTACCAGCGTAATACGTGCGGCTGATCTTTGGGGCGGCTTGAACAATCACCACATCAAGGTGGCGATCTTCTATAGCTGCTACCTCATCACTACCCGACATTAAACGAAATACACCACCTTTAACGGAGATGCGCTTACCGAAACTACTACCACCACCACCTGATAGGCTTCGCGCTAAATCGGAAATTTCTATCGTCTTAGCAAATGCTGGTAGTTTCGAGGGGTTAAATGCTGTGAGTTCTTTACTCATTTGTTACTGCTCCTGTACTAGTTGGCTTGGCGACTGCCGCGCCTGTTTGTAAAAATTCTAAAAATGCTTCGGCTACTTCGGTAACTTCATAGGCACTGCCTTCATACATACACTTAGCGGCTGTGTCTAAAGCCATTCTGCGTAGGTCAAGTTCAAGCATGATGTTACGTGCGGCATTTTCTACTGCTTGTTGTTCTGGTGTTAATTGAGTGTTGCTCATGTACTTCTCCTTATTTGGTTGGTTTTGTTACTGTTACTGTTACTTCGGCCATAGAGTTTAAACCCATTGGAACAACGCCAGGATTTTCCTCCAAAAATAACTTCAAGTTTGTTTGCGCAATGCGCTGTTCGACAAGGTCTAAAGCGTCGTGTTCTACCATAAACGCTTTAAATGATTCCCAGTCGTCGGTGTAGTACCTTGTTTTGGTAGACGTTGAAATATTACCGCCTTCAGTCTTGACTGAACTTACACCCAGTTCTCGAAGTTGATCTTTCATAGCCAGCTTGATTTCTTTTTTCTGTTCATCAAGTCGATCTAGTTGCCTCTGCACTTCCTGTGCTTTGAGGTATATCTTACGATATATACGTGTTAGTTTTTCTAACGGAATTTGTTCTACTTCGTCTGACATACTTCCTCCTTTGTCAATAATTATACATCAATACAGACAGCTATACAACCCAATAACGGGTTTTAAATTTTGCCAATCTCCTCCTTGTACAGATTGAGCAGAATGTCGTGCCCCTCAACGCGCTTTTCTAACTGCGCAAACATCCGCTTTTCTATGTCGCTACCTTGTAAGTGTATCACAGTAACATTCGTACCTGTCTGTCCAATACGATCTGCTCGGGCGATACACTGTAGATAGGTTTCTACAGACATAACGGGGCCATAAAATACTACTGTATCCGCGGCTGTAAGCGTTACCCCATGAGAGGCTGACTGGGGCTGAACTACCAGTATACGCGGGTTAGGTTCTGTTTGGAACCGTTTAAATATATCGGTACGCTTATTAACTGATACGTCACCATGAATCACCTCTGCCGCTACGTTATGCTTAAGAAGGTACTCGTGGATGGTTTCAATGCTATGCCTAAAGGGTGCAAACACAATCACCTTTCTGTTGGTTTCTTCCAACACTTCTAGCAAAACATTCAAGCGAGGAGCGCAGTCAAACTCCACAACCTCATGGGTGTCGGTATAAGCCGCGCCAGCAGAAATCTGTAGTAGCTTGGATACACCCGCCGCGGCGTTAACTGCCGTAATAGTTTCACCCGAAGCCTGCATAACCATGCGTTCTTTGAGGAGCTTATAGTACTTGACTTGCTGTGGGGTTAGTGGTATCTCCCGCGTCTCAGTTAGTACTGGTGGTAGGTCTGTACACTCTTCTTTGGTAAACCTAATCGCAGGTTGCAGCGCAGCAAATACTGCCTCAGCTGCTCCGCTCTTCGGAACCCATTTGAATTGGGTAAGCTTCTTCATAACCTTATCGCGCCACGCAGTAGCAAACTTGGGTACACCAGTCGGGTTCACTAACTTAGCTAGACCATACGCATCCACAGGCGACTGCGCAGAAGGGGTTCCTGTCATCATCCACAGCAATGAATCAGGTCGCAAAATTCTATTAAGGGACTTCCATCGTTTTGTCGATGAGTTTTTATATGCGTTAGCTTCATCTACTATGATTAAATCAAACCGCCCATCGCGTGCGACTTCCTCGGCAATTAAGTTAAGTCCATCGTAGTTAACAATAACGAACTCATAGTCACCTTGAACCATCTCAATACGCCGACTAGCCTGAGCATGGTGCGCCGCAATTGCAGACCTATGGATTATGCTGTTAGATATACCGCTCATCCAAGCGTCGTGCATGATTGACAAAGGGCATAGAATTAAACAACGTCTGACTTTCTTTAGCCGCATCAAGTAATCTGCCGCCCATAAAGCACTAAGTGTCTTACCGGTTCCTGGGTCGTTAAATACAAATGCTCTTGGATTAAGTGTTAAGAAGGATGATGTTTCAACTTGATGCGCAAAAGGTCTATGCCTGCCGGGCCAATCATACCGAGCCGTTATGGGCGAGACTAAATCTTTAACACCTAAGTTTCTTAATACCCTTACTTCCTCTAGACCCCAAAATACTGCCATCTCATATACACCACCATTCTCACCAACTATTTTACTGCGCGGAATAATACTGTACTTATCGGGGTCACGCGTTCTAAATACTAGAGCTTTGTTCTCTATTATTTGCATCTTCGTTTCTCTCTTCTTTTTGTTTTATGTAATCGTTTAAAGTCTTTGGTTGCTTTTTTCCAAAGATTGCTTCAAAGTTTTTATCAAACTGTTCTAGTTCTACACCTAATGGGCGAGGTGAATCGCCTTTGCCGCCATCTCTCATTCTTTTTCCTTTGCCATTCTTAATGCCGTAGCATGTATTTTCCCATCAAACCAACGCCTAACCACATAACTACGGATAACACTAATAACCGTATACAGTAGCCCCATGAAAAAGTTCTCGCTAAGTGTGATATGGAATCCAAACAAAGGCAGAATAAGTAAATTAGCACAGTAGTTAATACCAAAGCCAATAAATACGTTGATGCACGCTTCATAAAAACTCCCTAGTTTTGTTTGCCTCATGGCATAAGTTCTTTTGGTGGCCTATCGTCACCCTCTAAGTACGTCTTGCTATACAACGTAAGCATTCTTAGATTACACATAGCGTGGGCTAGGTGTGGTTGACCTGACTCAGCATCAATATTCTCACCAGCTTGAAACGCAGCTATGTGACGCAACGCACAAGCTAAGGGCACAGACCAAGGCATTCCTTTAGCCCAGTTCCAAGCCGCATACTTCTCTTTACCATACATCCAAACTCTAGCCTCATCTTCCAATGTAGCTAGCGGGATCAAACTAAGGTCAGCTTTACCGCCATTGAACCTAGCGCCTGATCCTTTTGCTGTACTGTTTACATCTCCAATACCTTTTAATACTGTGTCATCACTATAGTACGTATTATAGTCATCATAGTGTGGTATCTGTACTACTTCTTCGTTTGGCATCATTCCTCCTTATTTGATTGAGCCGTCTGCCTTCCTTGGGAAACTTCTATTAGCACTAGCACTCTTAGCTCTAAGATTACTTCGTACCGTCTTGCCGCCTTTACTCAAAGGCTTAGTGTGGTCTACATCTTTACCATCGCCTTTACTTACTACACCTTCACGCTCAAGCATACGTCTAGCTTTATTGCGTTGGGCGCGTTTCTTTTTTACAACTTCTGTGCCGTCGTAGTTTGCATACTCGGCTTTGTAATCTCTTTTATAAACCATTTTGTTCTTTCTTAATAACGTTTGCGGTGAAACTCACAGCTTTTTACAGGACACCACCCACACAGTGGGGTGCTATTTGGATTCCATATGTCATTGTCGTGGCTAGAGGCGAGCTTGGCAACCCGTTCCCTATACTTATTCCAATGGTAAGGGGCATCTTCTAACAGCATTTTATGCTTAACCGCGCTACCTTTAACTACAAATAGCAGGGCTGAGTTAACTTGCCGTATGTGGGGAAAGTGAGCAAACACCATCAAAGACATTAAGATTAGCTGATCTCGATCAGGGTACTTGTCGTTGCCTGTCTTATAGTCAATGACCCAAGCCTTTAGCCCATCGTCATCAATAATAAGTAAATCGGCAATACCACGTACCCAGACGTCGTCATCTTTAAAACCGCATGGGGAAAGGTCAACCCTCAACCCCATTTCATACTCAGCTAACTTGCGTCCTTCTTTTTTAAGTAGGCTATCCAGTACTGGCTTCATGTAGTCATACTCGGGGGGCAGGGGTGTGCCATCCTTAACGTAAACTTCTGCCGCTTCATGCACTTGTTTACCGTAGATAGTGTGAACAGTATCCGTGAAGGGGTAGTTTTTAAGTACCTTGACTTCATGAAACCGCCTAGCACAACCTTCGTAATCTTTAAGCCCTGAATGGCTCCACTTAATTGTAGTCATTAGAATTTCGCTGTTCGTATAGCTTGTTCAAGGCGGTCGGCAAACCCACTAACAAATGTTTCTTTGTTGTTCAGTTTGGACTCACCCATATCGTACAAAATAGCATGAACAATCTCATGCCACAAAGTATTATGTTGCCGCGATGCCGCTTGCTTAGCAATGGATATAGTATGGTTACTGTAGTTATATGCGCCTCGGCACTCATCCCTACCGACAAACACACTATCGTATAGCTCTACTTTGATTTTGGTTTTGCCTATTGTTATTACCTTTGGTACTGCAAATCGTTTGGTCACTTCGCTTCTCCATATCGTTTGGCACAGCCGGTCTCAGCGTCAAGAGGGATTCCTGACATGTATTTAGGATCTGCTACCATCTGCGCGTGTACCCAAGTTTCAGCTTCTACGGCTTCTGTCTCGGGAACTAGTACTACAACTTCATCATGCACAGTTAGTACACACGGATACCTCTTTTGTATCCGTAACATTCCATCCGTCATGACGCATCGTGCTACTGCTTGCACAATATTTTCTACTATTTTACCACCATACAACTTCTTAGGCTTGTTCTTATCGTCTCCGCCATACTGCCATTGGATTCTACCCTTGTTGTCAGCTACCCCTTCAAGGTTTGGGTATCTTAAAGATAGCCCACTAGGTAACTCAATGCTCTCCTTGGTAAACTTAATGCACTTGTAAGGATGTTCTTTACCCCTAGATAAGCAAGTCAAAATAGCATCGCTACATAGTTGCCAAAAAGCAACAACTGGTTGGGCTTTACTTCTATAGATATCGATGATCTTCTTTGCCGCAACACAGTGAATGAGTAACTCGTCTTCAGCGCAAGTGTGCGGTATGTCAGCCATCTTCTTAAGGTTTGTATCCCAACCTATAAAGTCCTGAACATCCTGGCTGGTTACCCCAAGCTGCTTAGCAAACACCCTGTCATACATTGTAGGTGGCGCGCCTAGAAAGCCCGTCAATAATTGAGCCGCAAAGCTAGCCCAGCCCATACCATAGCCACATCCTAGCAACGCACTCTTAGCGCTTTGCCTGAGATCCGCATGGTCTTTCTTATTGAGACCGGCAATACCAAACATCTGCGCTCCGAACGCCGCATATGCGTCTTGCCCTGACGCAAAGATTTCAAGAAGAGCTTGATAGTCGGCAAGGTAGGCAAGTACACGCGGTTCAATCT